AGTTTTGATATTCACAGCATTACCGCCCCCCGCTCTGCCAGTTGCAAAGCTGATGGCCGTAAGGCGGTAGGTGAAATTATTGCAACCTTGAGGGCTGCAATATGACCAAGGGTGCTTCGACGGCGGAAGCGTTCATAAGGGCGTACTTAGCCACGCCACTGTGGATAGGTATTGATCTGGCTGGTATTGCTGAATGACCACGCATTCCCGTGGCCGCATCACCCCAGCTCCACCGCTGCCTTATCCGGGCAGCGGTGATGTTTCTATTAAATGGGATCATCCGTGGAATGCCCCGCGCCCCGCGATTGGTGGTCACCAATCTTTAGTGCCGGCCGCAGTGGTAGCAAAACCAAAATCTCACCCGCTGGTTATCCGTTACGTAAAACGCCTGAATGCGCTGGGCTATACCGAGCTACGGGAGCCTAACCTCACATTGCTTAAGATTCGTAAGGAGCGCGCCGCGCTTGAGCGCCAGATCTATTTGAGGGACAAGCAACAATGGGCGGATTCACCGCAAGGTGTAGAAGCCCGCATTGATCAGCAACCTATATTTATTAAGTCCCACTTTCAAAATAAAATTAGATGGTTACGTGAAAATCATGGTGATAAACATACCAATGCATTCTTAACCGGTACCGGCAAGAATGCATTGTTACGTCTGGATGCCGTGCGCCAATACCAAGGCGTTAGCCAGGGTCGTATTTCTGAGTTAATGGCCTATTTTCAGGGTATCTATAGTCACCTTGCCGAACTGAACAAGCGCCGGGTCAAGTCGCTGGCGAGTGAGGTAGCTGGCCGTATTAATGAAATGTTCTGCACTGAGGTATCAACACCCACCGAAGAAACCCGTATTTTATCTGATGCCGAGTTATTGACCATTTATCGCAATATTGCGCTTGAGGTGTGGTCTTTACGGGTCAGGCCGCCGCACTGGCGCGAGTTGGGGCCGAAGCCCAATCAACCAGATGAACCAGTAGATCGCACGGTCTACTATTCCGCTATTGCCCGATCGATTAACCCCGATTGGTGGGAGCGTAAATTGTGGCGACTGCGTAATGATTGGCGAGAAAGCCAGTTACGCGCCGCTGGCTTGATCCACAAGCGTGCCGCACCCTATGTCAGTAAAGAGGCATTGGCCGACTGGATAGAGCAAAAACGCCGTAATCGCGAATTCTTCAAGCGACATGAATTAGTTGATGATGAGGGTAACACCGTTTCTTTAGAGGCGATGGTGGATGCCAGTATCAGCAATCCAACGATACGCCGCCATGAATTAATGGCTCGCATGCAAGGGATCGAACTGGTTGCACAGTCGCGTGGGGATGTTGGGGTGTTTTACACCATCACTTGCCCATCTAAATACCACGCCAACAACCAAAGCGGCCACGCTAACCCGAAGTGGAATCACAGCACGCCACCACAGGCACAAGCCTATCTTACAAAGTTATGGGCCAATATCGGATCCAAGCTAGGCCGTGAAAATCTGCGCGTTTATGGTTTCCGTGTCGCTGAACCGCATCATGACGGTACACCGCACTGGCACTTGTTGTTATTCATGAAGCCGCAAGAACGCCACGCCATCACTGAGATTATGCGCGCCTATGCCGTTAAAACTGATCGCGCCGAATTAGGTAAGCGCACCAGCGCCCGGTTTACCGCTAAGCGGCTTGATCCGAAGAAAGGCAGCGCCACCGCCTATATCGCTAAATACATCAGTAAAAATATTGATGGATACGCGCTGGATGGCGAACTAGACCATGAAACCGGCAAGCCGCTGAAAGAGACGGCCCGCTTCGCTATGGCTTGGGCGTCACGCCACCGTATCCGACAATATCAGCCAATCGGCACACCACCGGTAACCGTCTGGCGGGAGCTGCGCAAGCTGAGCAATCAACTGGTCACTACGCTCAAGATTTCCGGCACCTATCAACGCGGCAAGCCGTTATTGATCGATCCGGCAATGGATGCCGTCACCGCCGCCGCAGATGCGGGCTGCTTTGCTACCTACATCATGAAGCAAGGCGGCGTGCTGATCCCACGTGAGGATTACACCGTGCGCATTGCCTATCAGGACAATGAACAGCCCAACGCCTACGGCGAAATCACCGAGAAGATTTTCGGCATCTATTCCCCGCTTTTGGGTGAGGCGTCGCGCATCTGTACTCGCCTAAAAACTTGGAAAATTGTCGCCCGCCAAAAGGTGAAGCCCGCCGTTGTCGTGGGGTTTGATGTTTTTCAGGACGGCCCCGCCGTCCCTTGGAGTTCTGTCAATAACTCTCCGGTAGAGCAAAAAACACGCGAACCGGATGAGGCCATAGACAGAACATTAGAAGAAAAAATAATCGATTTCACCGCGATCACCGATGCAGAACGTCGGGCCTTGCTGCGCAGGATAAAAAGCGCGCCGGTACTAACGATTAAAACCAACGCATTGACGCCAGCCGAAGAATTATCACGCCAGGCATCAGCCGAAAAAGCCGCCCAGCGGCGAGAAAAAACCGCACGACTGGCACCAGTGGCAACAAAAATCCGCGATTTTGCCGAGTCAATCGGGCTTTCCATTAGCGAACAACAAGCGCAATCACTGGCTTGCGGCGCAACATTGACCATCGGCGGTCAGAACTGGCGGGCAAGAGAGGATTGTTGTTTGTACCAGTGCCAACCAACCACCGCCCAACGGGCATTTAGCGTAATGAGCCGGGTGGCAAAATTGCGAGAGGGAGTAAACCGTGAAAGTCACCAACATTAATTACACCGACACCATTTGTATATTGTCAGCCGATGAACAGCGAGTCGCTCAAATGCTTGGCGATGCATGGAATCAATATTTACAGCTTTCAATTGAGCATCCCTGTGAACGTGATGAGTTCTGCCGAGCTATTCACGATTGCCAGAGAATCATATTAGCCCGCCCGGCAATTCGTGGGCTGGCGGAAAAAGGTCAGGGGTACAAAAAATGACAACAGCAAGTGAACGTAAACGCGCCCAGCGCCTGCGCGATAAAAAGTTAGGCATCACCGAACTTACCTTACGTATAGATACCGCAGAAATGGCAATGCTTTTGGATGGCTGCGAACAGCGCCGTATTGCTCGCGGGCCTTATGAACGGGCCGAGTATTTGATCGGCTTGCTCCGCCAGGACAATAAATTGCTACACAAACAGCTTGCTGAGTTGAAGAAAGACAGTTGCAAGCGGTGCGGTGATACATTGCCAGGTGATAGAGACGGTTGTTGTTTTCAAGGTGATACGGCGTGTTGGCAGACGTTGGGGTATAAGAAACTGATGTTGGACACCCTATAGCGCGAGTGCTGATAGTGCACCACGGCAATATTGCACAAGTCACTTAAATGAATACATATGCGTGAAATTGAATAAAATACACGCGCCCATCAATTTACTCTCAAAACCACCCCACACCAAAGCGCCTCCACGCCACGTAGAGAGGTGCTTTTTTCATTTCACCTACAATGATGTACTTTTTATATCGAAAGACTAGGGCTGCGCATGGCCGTTTTGGGGGGGATTTTGAACCCATATGAGAATGGATGCGGGGGCCAACCGCACCCCGTTCCGCGCGCCCCCCCGCCCGCGCTTTGCAATGACTAGATACTCACTTTTCATGCAGTTAGAAAGAGGCTGAAAAGCCAGTATTGGCGCGGCTTAGATAATGATTAGGGAGTGAATAGAATTATGCGGATTGTTGCGCTTTGAATTTGCAGGGTTGCAGTGGTCAGTTTACTAAATAATTTGGGCAATTATCACTGATTTTCGAGGTGGCCGTTGCGGCTTGCTCTTTTAAAATCGTGACATGGCACAGAAATAAAATCAATAGGCTTGTGACATGTCACAAGCAATTTAATTTTCATCATTGTGACTGAAACAATTCTCAATATAAGAAATAAAGTGGCGGCCAGTTAATTTTCATGTGCATATAAATGCAAAAACCGCCTAAAAGACGGTTAGCATATGCATAAGTTGGATTTACTCTTGTTTGGCAAGTAATTCATACGGCTTAAATCTGACAACTTCCTCCCCAACCCAATCATTTATTTCCATCAGCCGTTCTTGCAAGGGGGCCAGTTCGTTAATGGCAAACACCCGCGCGGCTTTTTCTACATCACCAAAACCGCCGGTGTTATTGGGTAAAATCCCCATCAGTTGAGGTGGCACCCGTTGCATAGCGAGCTGGTCGTCGCGGGTGACGTTCTTAATGCTGGCAAATTCATCCTTGGCGGCAACCTCTGCAAGTGGGATCACCTGTATGCCGTCCTTTTTACCGGCCGGGGCATACATAAACAAATTGCGGAAATTGCCCGGCCCTTTGGATTCTTTCAGCGCCTTACGTAAGGCGTCGATATCCTCCTGTTTATGGGCGGCGTCGTTCATATACAGAATAAATCCAGCGTGACTGCCATTCAGATAATATTTACGGCGGAACAAAGTGGCTGCTTCATTAAGCCAGGTCGAGTTTAGCGAGGCGAGATATTCAGGAACGCCGTAGATCTCCTGATTAATATCCGGGTCTAGCAGGTGAAAAACGCTATTGGCTTCAAACGGGTGTGGGTTGGCATAGGATGAGACATACCAATAGGTGTCCGCCTCCACGCCGCGGCGGGTGTATTTTGCTGGGCTGGGTACCAGTTTCATGATGCCGCCCAGCCGGTTATAGCGGGCCTCTAAAAACGAATTAGCGAATACCAAAAAATCCAGCGCATAGCGGCTAAAGTCCTGTTTTGATAGCAGCCGGTGCGGCTCAAACAGGCTAACCAGTACATTACGTTTCATGTAGATAGGCGAGCTGTGATGCACCGCCGCACGAAATGACTTAGCCAGACCGTTGAATGACACCGGCGGCTCATACCAGCGATCCATCACGGCACATTCCAAATAATCCAGAATATCGCGCCGATCCATCATTGGGATCGGGTCGTCAAAAGTAAACGCCTCAGCCTGTGCGGTACTATTGCCCGCCATAGCTGTTGTCACCTTGGCCGAGCGGGTTTTCCTGTTGCGTTTACTCATCAATATATCTCCATCACACTGGTGTTATTGCTGTTAATGCCCTCAAGAGGCTCATGGAATAAGGCGTGCATAATGGCCCATGCCACGTCGCCGTGACTGACGCCCTCAGATCTGCTAGTAACAAAAGTGGCGTTTCGCCCAGTGGCGGTCATGGTTTTGCGGATAGACATAAATGCGGTGGCGATATCAATGCAGCCCGCATCAAACTCCAGACGGCCGCCATGAATGATATTTTTTGCCTTATAAATGAGGTCGGCTTTCATTTCCAGGCTGTAGTGAATGGCGTTCACTGCCGGGAAGAATTGCCGTACTAATTGCGTCACGGAACGGCCCAGACCGGTATCATCAATGCCGATATAGGTGACGTTATAGCGCTCAGTGATCTTTTTGATATTGCTGGCTTGATCGGCAAAATCCATCCCTTTCCACTGGTGGCGCTCCAATACCCTGAACTTACCGCCCGCCACCACTGGCGGTGCAATGACGGCGCAACCCGCACTATCGCCGGTGCTGGCCGGGTCGTAGCCAATCCACACCGGCCTATCACCAAATGGGCGTAGCGCCAGCAATTTGACGTCTGTCCATTTTTCCCAGCTATCCACCATGCAGCGCTGCATTTCTGCAAGTTTGAACGTGGAAGCGTTATCGTCAATGAAGCCGCACATAAACAGGTTTTCAAAATCTTGATCGCTGTTTTCATTGCGTAACTCATCAATATCAAACAGGTCGCAGCCACCTTTCAGTGCATCCTCAATAGTGACAATCTGGCGGTACTGCTTATCCTCACATAACCGGCCTCCGGCCAGCCGTGGGTAGCTGACATCAATTTCAATGCGTTTATCTTTGGCTTTACCTTTGTTAAACAGCGTGCCCGCCCAGAACGGATAAGCCTCATGTGAGGTGCTGGACGGAGTAGAAAAATAGGTGGAGCGGTATCTTTTCTGCGATGCCATGCCCGATGCGGCTCGGCGCAATTTTTGAAAGCCGGGTATCCAAAAATATTCATCCAGATAGAGATTGCCGGGGCGGCCCTGTGCGGTGCTGGCGTTGGTACCGAGAAAGTGCATTTCCGCGCCATTGGGTAAAATAATCACCTCACCGCGCAAATCAACATCCACCTGACGTGCGGCGGCGACAATATAGTTTTTAAACTGGTGCGCCTGCGCTTTGGAGGCGGAAACAAACATCTGGTTGCGGCCAGTGTCGAGGGCATCAAGCAGCGCTTCCCATGAGAAAAAGTAGGTTGCACCGACTTGGCGGGATTTTAAGAAGTTACGAATACGGAAATCAGGCGATAAACCGGCTTCATACCAGTTGCGCTGATAGTCGAACATGGATTCATTGAAAATATCTTTCAGCTTGGCAACCTGCGCCTCACTGAATACATTTTTCTGGGGTGCCTTACGTGTTCCGCTGTTGCGCTTCTCAATGTTAGGGTTGAGATCGGCCTCATTGCCGCCATCATTGTATTTACCGATCCGGGCGTGGCGTTCGGCTTGCCGGCCCAGCAAATCAATCTCTTTGTAGTCTTTGGGTTCCTTGGCTGATTTCATGACAAGTCGGCAATATTCCGCTGCCGTGGTCAGTTGCATCTGATCCAATGGCCCGTAAGCGTCCCACTTGTCGCGGCGCTTCCAACTGTGTACCGTGACGGCTTTCTCACCGATCATTTCCGCAATCCGGGCAATACGCAGCCCTTGCCAATACAGATACATGGCTTGACGGCGGGGATCTAAATCGGCATTGATAGAAACGCTTTCCATGTGAAATAGCCTGCTTTATTACTTAATTGCAGCAAGGCTACCTATCTGCACCTCCCCCATCCTGCATTACACCTTGTGCCAGCCATAGCACAAGAGCGCCTGATTGTTCCGTTGGTCGCCGGTCGCCAACATAGGTCACTACTGTATCGAATCAGACCGGAGCATCACGCATGACCGTAAAAGCAAAAAAATTCCGCATTGGCGTAGAGGGTGCCACCACTGATGGCCGCACCATCACCCGCGAATGGCTAACGCAAATGGCCGATAGCTACAACACCACGGTATACGGTGCCCGAATCAATATGGAGCACATCAAAGGCTATTCACCAGACAGCACCTTTAAACGCTATGGTGATGTGACGGGCCTGAGTGCCGAAGAAATCAAGGACGGGCCGTTATCGGGGAAAATGGCACTGTATGCCGAAATCAGCCCTACAGCCGATTTGGTAGAAATGGTGAAGGATCGCCAAAAGGTTTACACCTCAATGGAAGTAAATATTAAATTTGCTGACACCAACAGTGCCTATCTTGTTGGCCTTGCGGTCACTGATGATCCCGCCAGTCTGGGTACTGAAATGTTGAATTTCAGCGCCAGCGCCTCCGCTAATCCGCTGGCCTCCCGTAAGCAAGCCCCTGAGAACCTGTTTACCGCCGCAGAAGAAACGCTGATTGAATTCGAAACCGAGCAAGAACCTAAAACCAACCTGCTTACCACCATTAAAACCCTGTTTACCAAAAAGCAAACCGGTGATGACGCACGTTTTAACGATGTGCATCAGGCGGTTGAATTAGTCGCGCAGCAAGTTGAGGGGAAATTGTCGGCTATCAGCACCTTGGAGCGGTCCTTTACGGAGCTTAAAACTGCCAATGATGCGACCAAACAGGAACTTGATGAGCTGAAAATCACGCTCAGCAAAACAGATCGCGACTTCTCTCAACGCGAAAAATCAACCGGCAATGACAGCGCCATTCTGACTGATTGCTAACTCATTTCGCTTGCTACGTTAAGGATTTAATTTCACATGAAAAAAACCACCCGATTAAAGTACAACCAGTACCGCCAGCAGGTTGCTAGCCTGAACGGTTTGGACAATAAAGAGGATATCAGCGCGAAATTTACCGTTGAGCCGTCTATTGCGCAAAAACTGGAAACCAAACAACAGGAGAGCAGTGTTTTCCTGTCCAAAATCAACATGTATCCAGTGGATGAGAAGGAGGGTGAAAAGGTTGGCTTAAGTATTGACCGCCCGATTGCCAGCACCACAGATACCACGCAGAAAGAACGTGAAGCATCAGACCCTAGCGGTCTGGATGGGACAAAATACAACTGTACCCAGACTAACTTTGATACCGCGCTGCCTTATATCAAATTGGATATGTGGGCTAAATTCCCTGATTTTCAAACTCGCATCCGTGATGCCATTGTGAAACGCCAGGCACTGGATCGCATCATGATCGGCTTTAACGGTATCAAGCGGGTAAAAACCTCTGATCATACCGTTAATAAGCTATTGCAAGATGTCAACCGGGGCTGGCTGCAAAGCATTCGTGATGATGCGCCGGGCCAGATGATGGATAAGATTGTTGATGATAAAGGCGATGTTATCTCGCCTAAAATCCGCATCGGCAAAGGCGGCGATTTCAATAATCTGGATGCGCTGGTGATGGCTGCAACCGATGAACTGATCGAGCCCTGGTTCCAGGAAGATACCGAGCTTGTCGCGATTACCGGCCGCCAGTTACTGGCCGACAAATATTTTCCTATCGTCAACCAATCACAGCCGAACACAGAAGCGCTGGCCGCTGACTTGATTATCAGTCAGAAGCGTATCGGTGGTCTGCCCGCAGTACGTGCGCCGTCTTTCCCGCCTGATGCCATTTTTATCACCCGGCTAGATAACCTGTCTATTTACTGGCAGGACGGCACCCGCAGGCGCTCAATCATCGACAACCCACGCCGTGACCGTATTGAAAACTTTGAATCGGTTAACGAGGCCTACGTGGTTGAAGATTTTGGCTGTGTGGCCCTGATTGAAAACATTGAGTTCGGTGATTTTTCCGTCCCAGCAGAGGGTTAATCCATTATGAGCAACCCCGTTCGCCGCCATCGGCTATTTGTCGCGGCTCAGCAATCATCATCACTGAGCGAGGCGGCAAGCCTCAGCCATGCCAGCAACTACGAGCTGTTGTTGTTCAAACTGCAACAGGATATGGCCCAATTGAGCCTTATCGAGTCAATCAGCCGCAAGGCCGAGGTTAAGCAAGGCATGTTACCCACATACCAACCGTGGGTGGCCGGTGTGTTGGCAAAAGGCAGTGGCGAACAGGACGATATTCTGATGCGCATGTTGATTTGGCATCTTGACGTTGGCGATATCCGCAACGCATTAGATATCGCAGAGTATGCCGTCCAGCATGGCTTGGTGACTCCCGACAGCTTTAAGCGCACCACCGCGTGCCTGATTGGCGATGAAGTCGCCGCCATTGCACGGCAAACCTTGGCCGATGAAAAGCCGCTGGATACCCCGCAGCTATTGCGCGCCCAGCAAATGTTAACCGGTCAGGATATGCCGGATGTCGTCAGCGCCCGCCTGCATAAGTTTGTCGGCTATGCCCTGCGTCAGGACGGCGACAACGTTCTCGCACTGGCAAACCTGAAAACGGCGCTGCAACTGGACGATAACAGCGGTGTGAAAACCGATATCAAGAATCTTGAGAAGCTGATTAAAGCGTCTTAGAGAAAATTCGATTAGGCGTGATTGTTGCAGGCAGTTTGGACGCGGACAGCGCGGAGCAACCGGAGCGTACACGCAGTACGTGAGGATTGCGAGCACTGCCCAAGTCCAAAATGGCAAATAAAATAGCCTAATCACCCAAACGCCCCGGCGAGGGCGGCACGCTGGCTAACCCAGAATATTTATTACTCTGGCAAAGCCACCGTTCACCGCCCGTTTATTTTTGGAGTGTCGGCATGGAAATTGTCATTAACACCAATCAGACACCAGAAGCGCCAGCGCCCGTGGAACCAGCGGAAAACACAGTCATTAAAAATGACGGTTTCTGGCCTGATATCGACCTGAAACAGTACCGCGAAGAATCACGTCAGGACGGCACCATCACGCAGCCGCGTGTTATTGAAGCGGCATTGTTTGCCATCAATGAAGTGAATGATCGGCTCGCAATCTGGCGCTTAACCCAGCAAAAACAGGGTTATCTGTCAGCGGCTGAGGTACCGGTGGAAAAACTGAACGAGGAGAGCACTCGCATTCAGTTGTACCGCACCGCGGTATTTTGCCTGATGCAAGCCCGTCTAACTGATCGTTTTCGCGGTTTTGATACCACCGGCACGGGCGGCAAGCGGGCCGATTCACTGGAACCCACTATTGATAATTTGCGCCGTGATGCTGCGTGGGCAATTAACGATATTCAGGCGATCAACCGCATGACGGTTGAGCTGATTTAATGCGCATTCTGGCTCAGCAGTACGACACCGTTGACGCCATGTGTTGGCGCTACTACGGCCGCACCGAGGGTGTAACTGAAAAAGTGTTGGCCGCCAATCCGGGTTTAGCCGATATCGGCCCGGTTTTACCGCACGGTTACCCGGTGGAAATGCCAGAAGTCGCCGCCGCCATCACTGCGCAAACCGTGCAACTTTGGGACTAACTACACAATCCCCATAGGGGGTAACGGATATGAAAATGCCAGACAAAGATCCGGGTTGGATGGGTGCATTACTGGCCTTTTACTCTGCCTACTCAACCGCGATAAACGGTTTTCTTATCGCTTTTATTGTGGCATTTCGCCGCGTGGTATGGGGCGGCGGTAAGTTACGTGAAGGGATTGGCGAGGGGGTCGTATGTGGGCTGGTCGGTGTCAATATCGGTCCGGTCATTTCTCCTGTGTTGATCCGCATGATTGATGCTATTCCCTGGCTAAACGGCGCATTAACCAAGGTCGCCGCCGGGAAAATAGAAATTTTTATCAGTTGTTTGATCGGTCTGATTGGCTTGCAGGCTATCCGCGAGCTGGTATTCAAAATCATCAATAAAAAGGCAGGAACCACTGATGTTAACCAATAAATTTATTCTCGGCAAAGCCAGCGAAAGTAATCTGATCGGCGTACATCCTGATTTGGTTAAAGTGGTGCGCCGCGCGCTGGAGCTGACCCCGCTTGATTTTAAAGTGATTGAGGGCTGTCGCACGCTGGAACGCCAGCGCGAACTGGTCAAAGTCGGAGCCAGCCAAACCTTAAACAGCCGCCACTTAACCGGCCATGCGGTAGATATTGTACCGCTGCCACGCGGTAAGGTCAGTTGGGAGTGGAAATATTTTTATCCAATGGCTGACGCAATGAAACAGGCCGCTGCCGAGCTGAGGATCGCCGTGGAATGGGGCGGTAACTGGACCACCTTTAAAGACGGCCCACATTTTCAATTGCCCGCCCGTCAATATCCGAGCTGACACCATGCCACTCTTCAACACCGCTCCGCTCGCATGGGCGATTGCCGCCGCCTTACTGCTTGCCGGTGGCGTACAGACTTACCGCTTGTCTGAGGCTCGGCAAGTGATGATTGACCAGCAAGCGGCCGAGGTGGCCAGCAAAAACGGCCAACTTATTGCGCTGGCACTGACCGCCAATGCCAATAATCAGGCACAGGCCCAATTGCGCCAACAGGTTGCCAGTACGGATCAGTTGTTGGCGCAACGTAATAGCCAAATCAAGAGATTATACCGTGAAAATGAAACATTGCGCCGCTGGGCTGATACTCCCCTGCCTGATGATATTATCCGGCTGCGTCAGCGCCCCGCCCTCACCGGGGCCGCAGATTACCGTCAATGGCTGTCCGAGAGTGGCACAGTGCCAGTTTCCGGCAGCAGGGCCGCAAACTAACGGTGATTTAAACGACGATATTGATCGCCTTGAGGCCGCATTGCACGCTTGCGCGGCACAGGTCGATACCGTCTTTATTTGCCAGCAAGGGGCCGCTGATGCTAAAGCCTGATTCGCTGCGTACCGCCATTTTAAAGGCGGTGCCGTATATCAAGCAAAACCCAGACTGCTTACATGTCTTTATCGATAAAGGGGCGATTATTGCCACGCTGGCGCCGTCACTCTCTTTTGAGTATCAGTACACCTTAAATCTGGTGGTGACTGATTACGCCAGTGATATGGATCTGGTCATTGTCCCGGTCTTGCATTGGTTGCGCACTCATCAGCCAGATATTATGGCGAACCCCGACAAACGTCAGGACAGTTTTACTTTTGAAGTTGATTATCTGGATAACAAAGTGCGCGATATCAGCATTGATATCAAACTCACCGAACGGGTGATCGTTAAAGAGAAAAATGGCAAATTAAGCGTTACTCATCTTGGGGAACCGGTGCCACCAGAGCATTTTATCAACAGCTATCAAATTGATATTGAGGGTAAAACTGTCGCGGAGTGGGTAACGTGAATAACGTGCATGAGCTAGATCAGACCTTATCAACATTATTGGCACAATTGGCCCCACAGGCGCGCGGCGCGTTTATGCGTCAGGTCGCTAAAGAACTACGGCGACGCCAACAAAAGCACATTCAGGCGCAACAGAACCCGGATGGCTCACCCTTTGTTCCGCGTAAGAAAAAGCGCCGCGATAAGCAAGGCCGCATCAAACGCAAGATGTTTACCAAACTGCGCACCGCTCGTTATATCAAAAACGAATCCAACGCCGACGAGGCCGCTGTTGCGTTCAGCGGCAAGGTCAATAATATGGTTAGAGTCCATCATTACGGTTTGCGGGATAAAGTCACAAAGAACGGGCCAACAGTGAAATACGAACGCCGCCAGTTGTTAGGCTTTACTGACGGCGATAGTGAGTGGATTGGGGATCTGGCGTTGGAGTGGCTTGCTAAGTAATTATTATCTATAAGTAATTTATTTTTTTATTATATAAAAAATCACTTTCGTAATTACATATGAAAGAATAAAAGCGAGGATGCCCATTTCATAAAATAGTGCTATTAGAATATTCGTGTTCAGAAAATTAAAATAACTGATAGCGTCACCGAACTGGTCGCTTGACAACACAAAAACCAGCACTTCTGGAATAGCCAAGAACAATACAACAAATAAAACAAGAAAAGTCCAAAATTTAGCCAGTCGCATCGTAAAACTCCATTGTAGTATTTAAAATCCATAATTATTACGTATAGTACACGATTATTAACAATCAATGGAGTGCTGTTTAATGAATAATTCCGTTTATTTAAAAGAAAAACTAAATGCAGACAGGGTATTATCACTATCACTAGATCGCGGGATAAAAGGAACCATAAAATCTGCAAAAGGAACAATCGAGAGTGTATATAGTGGTGCTGAAAGAGCCAGTTGGTATACATCCTGTTTCTTTGAAAAGTATGCAAGCGAATGCCAAGAGATAAAATCGGAAGACAAAAGAGTAATGAAGGCAATATCAGAAATATATAAAAGGTCTGATGTTATCTATGACATGATAAAACTTTATATCGATTATGTTCTTGAAAAGAATACACCCCGTGAAAATATGCGCAGTACTACTTATTATTCTGTTAATTTAGGTGCTAAGATTTCAGTTACAACAGCCACTAAGAAGGCAATGGCTTACTCTATAGCTAAAACAGTCTCTGAATCAATATCTATGTCCAATATAGTGAGAACAGAAATAAACAGAAAAGGTTTATTTTTAATCACAAGTATAGATTTGTATGGTAAGGTTCAAAAATCCGCAATGGCAGCAAGAAGATTGCAAATAATTGATCCGGGATACTATAATTCATTGCGCGCCAATAACATAGAGATGTTATACATATATATCGACCCTATCATTTCCAAGGCATCCAGAAGAATACATTCAAATTTAACATTTGATGAAGTTGTGAATATACTTAATGATATGGGTCGATAGTGAAAAATATATTCTATAACATATTGTTCTCAACAGTTCCATTTATTGTTATCGTTTTGTTTTCGGTATTTTATTTAGAGTTTTTCCCTAATCATTTTGGCAAATTAACATTACTAACAATAGTAATTGTATTTTTTGTGTCATGTAAAATAATGCCTGATAAATATATTTGAAGTAAAACCTATGAGGTAGCTGTTTTACAGCTACCATTTGAAAACTCCATACAATAACCCGCTATTATTTTCTTATTCTCGCCTTAGATCTCTTGTGCCATCCCTCACACAAAACCCATCACATGCCGCGCGCGCCCGTAGGCGGCACACTGGCCGTATGAATATCCTTATTGCTGGCCTTAAACGCCTGTTGGCTAACATTATCCGTATTGGCATCGTCTCAGACGTCGATCTTGCTAACGGATTATGCCGGGTCAAAATGGGCAACCTGGAAACCGATTGGCTTAATTGGTTAACCCTGCGCGCCGGGCGGGTGCGTTTTTGGTCTGCGCCATCGCTGGGTGAGCAAGTCATGGTGATCAGTATCGGCGGTGAGCTCACCACCGGTTTTGTGCTGCCCGCTGTTTTCTCTGATGCCAATCCCGCCCCGTCACAATCCGCCGACGCTATCGTGATCACCTTCCCTGATGGTGCCCGTTTTGAGTACGAGCCAGAAACCAGTCACCTGGCCGTAACCGGAATAGCAACGGCGGTGATTGAGGCTGGCGAATCTATCCATGCTACCGCCCCCAACATTACCTGTACCGCCTCGGTCAAAATCACACTGGACACACCCGAAGTGGAATGCACCAACAACCTGACGACAGACACCTTAAATGTGAAAAGCGGCGGCCAGATGAGCGGCGACATCAGGCATTCCGGCGGTCAGTTTTCATCTAATGGCGTGATCGTTGATAACCACAGCCACGGCGGTGTTGAGCGCGGTGGCGCTGATACGACAGGGACAAAATGACAACCTATAAATATAGCGGCATGAACCGTAACAGCGGCTTGCAGATCGACGATATTGATCATATTCGCCAGTCAATCAGTGACATTCTGGCCACACCACAAGGCACGCGGGTGATGCGCCGCGATTATGGCTCACTGTTATCAACCTTGATCGACCAGCCGCAAAATCCCGCCCTACGTCTAAAAATGATGGCCGCTGTTTATGGCGCTGTGATGCGTTGGGAGCCGCGCGTTACGCTGAATGCCATCAGTATTACCACGCTGAGCAACGGCAAGATGATTGTTGATTTAACCGGTAGCCGCACCGACAGCGACAGCCGGTTGAGTTTGGCCGTGCCACTAGGAGGTTAATAATGCCGACCATCGACTTAAGTCAGTTACCGGCACCGCGGGTGATTGAATCACTGGATTTTGAAAGCCTGCTTGCATTGCGTAAAGAAGATTTTATTGCCTTATATCCGTCCGAGCAGCAAGCCGCAGTGAGATTAACGCTGTCATTTGAATCTGAACCCATCGTGAAGTTATTGCAAGAAACCGCTTACCGCGAGTTGCTGTTGCGCCAGCGAGTGAATGAAGGGGCACAAGCGGTGATGGTGGCCTACGCAAATGGCAGTGATTTGGACCACCTCGGCGCAAACAATGGCATTGAGCGACTGACCATCACCTCGGCCAATCCAGACGCCATCCCGCCCACTGCCGCCGCGATGGAGTCTGACGACGATTTCCGGGTACGCATCCCGCAAGCCTTTGAGGGCTTGAGCGTCGCCGGGCCAACCGGTGCGTATGAGTATCATGCCCGCAGTGCCGATGGCCGGATTGCTGACGCCTCCGCGATTAGCCCATCCCCCGCTTGCGTTACCGTCACCGTGCTTTCACGTGAGGGAAATGGTACCGCGACACAGTATTTATTGGATAAGGTTTTCTCGGCACTAAACGATGAGAACGTGCGCCCGGTAGCTGACCGCTTAACCGTCAATTCTGCCACCATCGTGGAGTATCAGATTGACGCCACGCTCTATTTTTATCCGGGGCCGGAAGCTGAGCCAATCCGCGCCGCAGCCGAAGCCCGATTACAAAGCTATATCAGCACCCAGCGCCGCTTAGGGCGTGATATTCGTCTGTCAGCTATTTATGCCGCGCTGCATGTTGAAGGTGTGCAGCGGGTAGAGCTGATCGCGCCGCTGATTGATGTGGTATTAGACAAAACGCAAGCCGCTCACTGCATTGGTTATACCTTGACGGCGGGCGGCTCCGATGAATAAACGCTTATTACCGGTTGGCTCTACCCCACTGGAGATCGCCGCCGCACAAGCCTGTGCGCGCATGGCTGACATTGACGTACCGCTGCGCAAATTGTGGAATGCCGACACCTGTCCGTTGGAATTGCTGCCTTATCTGGCCTGGGCGTGGTCAGTGGATCGCTGGGATGAGCTTTGGCCGGAAGCGACCAAGCGCGCGGTGGTTAACGCCTCGTACGTCGTCCATAAACACAAAGGCACCATTGGTGCTATTCGTCGCGTGGTGGAGCCGCTCGGCTATCTCATCAAGGTGATCGAGTGGTGGAAGACTAATGAAACGCCCGGCACTTTTCGCCTGGATGTGGGCGTGTTGGAAACCGGCATTACCGATGAAATGTATTTTGAGCTTGAGCGGCTGATAGACGACGCCAAACCATGTAGCCGTCACCTGGTCGGCCTGTCTATTAATCTGGATGTCAATGGCGCGATCCCTGTGAGTGTCGCCAGCTATGACGGTGACGAATTAACTGTTTACCCCTATTTACCCGAAGTGATTACCGTGACCGGCCAATGCTATACCGCCGGTGTTGTGCATTTGATTGATGAAATGAGAGTGAGCCTATGACCGCTAAATTTTATGCCTTAATGACCAATCTGGGGGCGGCCAAACTGGCGAATGCAACAGCCCTCGGTACCCAGTTACAGATTACACACATGGCGGTTGGGGACGGTGGCGGTGTGCTCCCCACGCCGAACCCGGCACAGACTCAGCTTATTGGCGAAAAGCGCCATGCTGCCCTGAATTCGTTAAGTATTGATGAGGTCAACAGCAGTCAAATTATCGCGGAACAGGTTATTCCTGAAACGGACGGCGGTTGGTGGATACGTGAAATTGGCCTGTTTGATAAAGACGGTATTCTTATCGCCATTGCTAACTGCCCGGAGACCTACAAGCCGCAGTTGCAGGAGGGCAGTGGTCGCACACAGACGGTGCGCATGGTGCTGATTGTCAGTAGCACCGAGGCAGTCACGTTAAAAATTGATCCGTCTGTAGTGCTGGCAACGCGGAAATATGTGGATGATAAAGCGATTGAAGTTGGGCAGTATGCAGATAAGTTACTGTCTGACCACGTCGCTGCGACAGATCCTCACGACCAGTATTTACGTGCCGCCGACAATCTTGCGGGCGTGAACGATAAGTCTCAAGGTCGAAAAAATATGGGGTTGGGCAAACTTGCACAACTGGACGAACTGGCATTCTCTGATGTGGGTGCCGCGTCAGCCAATGATGTCGTATCACGTGCACGGGGAGGCACATTTGATAAATCATTACACGTTCATGACACACTGAGCGCAGGTAATATCAAATCAGAAACCAATATTGACGCGGTCGGGGTTGTTACTTCTCGTAATAAAATTGAATGTCGTTCGCCGGGTTCTGATGCCTATTCCGCCGGGTTCCGCTGTTATATTCGTGACTCGGTCACATCAATCACTACAGATTATGTCAATACGCATCCCGAAGGTGGGGAGCAGTGGATGTTCGCGACAAATTACAACTTTGTTACTGGGGGTGTTGATTTCACTACCCGAGGTCATTTTATTTCTAATGGGATAGTGCGTGCGGGAGGGCTTGACGGTGGGTTTATGGATGGCAGTGGAAATATCACCGGGGCGGTGTGGGGGGAAGGGGGTGGGAACCTTTGGGGATTTATTAACAATAAAATCGCGGGTGTGCTGGCACAGTTTGGTAAACGTCACTTTTCTGGTTCGGATTATATCCGTATTCCAGACGTGCCGGGCGGGCTGATTGTGCAATGGATGACTGGCCCTGTTTCTGCCGGCGAAAATATCGCTTACCCTGAACTGGCTTTCCCCACCGCCTTTCCTGTTGCGTGTCTAATGGCATTCACGGCCACTCAGGGGAATGACACAATACAAGCCGATGTGATGTTTCAAACATCGCGTTGGAATAACAGCACGGTAAAGGTGTTCCCGCAATGGTTTGGCACTGCACAGCAAAACCTGTGCTATCCACTTATTTTCGCCATTGGCTATTAAGGATAAAAAACATGATCTATTTTTCTGCTACAACGGGCGGTTTTTATCCGCAGGAATGGAAAGAAGAATATCTGGCAACAGGTAGCTGGCCTGATGATGCACTATTGCTCACGAAAAAAGAACAAACGAAATATTGGAAACACGTTCCAGCCACGGGGAAAATGTTAGGGGTTATGAAAGGCCGTCCGGTCTGGCTGGATATTCCGCCGTTACCTGCGCCTCACGGCGATACCCTCGCCGCACTTGCCCGCCGTCATCGCGATGCTTTTATCAAAACCACGGATTCAATTACTGTAATTGATTATTCAATTGATGATAGCCCGCTAACTGATACTCAACGTGCCGAGCTAACCGCTACCCGCGCCGCCTATCGCGCATGGCCCACGGTTGAAAACTGGCCACAGGTTGAATTGCCGGAACTGCCGCAATGGCTTTTGATCGAGGCAGTAAATCAGGGGTATTGCATTCCCAACTGGCCTCCGCTGTCAGCCTGATATTTCAACTTAGCCCCGATTGCGGGGCTTTTTCGTTGTACCAACCACCACACATCCCCTATCAGATGCCCTTCGCACGGTAAGTCGTCACCATACTCTCTACCCTCAACCAACAGAGAGTTAATCCATGAGTGATTATCATCACGGCGCGCGCGTCATCGAAATCAACGACGGTACTCGCGTTATTTCCACTGTTTCCACCGCCATTATCGGCATGGTCTGTACCAGCGATGATGCCGACGCGGCAACATTTCCCCTTAACACCCCGGTACTGATTACCAACGTACTGGCCGCCGCCGGTAAAGCCGGTAAAGCCGGTAAAAAAGGTACCCTGACCGCGTCATTGCTGGCGATTGCGGAGCAGGCCCGCCCGGTCACCATTGTCGTTCGCGTGGCTACAGGTAAAGATGAGGCTGAAACTACCACCAATATTATTGGTGGTGCTGACGAGAACGGCCGCTATACAGGCATGAAAGCGTTGTTAGATGCGCAGTCTGTTACTGGTGTCCGCCCGCGCATTCTCGGCGTACCGGGGCTGGATAATCTGGAGGTCTCAACCGCACTGGCGGGTATCTGTCAGCAATTACGGGCCTTTGGTTATATCAGCGCCTATGGTTGCAAAACCATTTCAGAAGCGATGTTGTACCGTGACAATTTCAGTCAACGCGAGTTGATGCTGATTTGGCCGGACTTCCTGAGCTGGAACACCACGGCCAACAGCACCGACATTGCTTATGCCACTGCCCGTGCCCTTGGCCTGCGCGCCAAGATTGACCAAGAGACGGGATGGCATAAAACCCTGTCTAACGTCGGCGTGAATGGCGTGACCGGTATCTCTGCCAGCGTCTACTGGGATTTACAGACCGTTGGCACTGACGCCGACCTGCTCAACCAAGCCTGTGTAACCACCCTTGTGCGCAAAGACGGTTTCAAGTTTTGGGGTTCGCGTACCTGCTCCGATGATCCACTGTTCGCTTTTGAGAACTACACCCGCACCGCACAAATTCTGGCTGACACCATGGCCGAGGCACAATTGTGGGCGATTGACCGCCCGATGCACCCGACACTGGTTAAAGACATGATTGGCAGCATCAACGCCAAGTTCCGCGAAATGAAATCCGCCGGGCTGATTATTGACGGTACTTGCTGGTATGACGACAGCGCCAACGATAAAGACACGCTAAAAGCGGGCAAACTGTTTATTGATTACGACTACACCCCAGTGCCACCACTGGAAGATTTAACTCTTCGCCAGCGTATCACCGATAAATATCTGGTGAACTTTGCCGCTGCCGTCAACAGCTAAGGAAACCTGAACTATGGCACTGCCACGTAAGCTGAAACTGATGAACCTGTTTAACGATGGCCGGGATTACATGGGGATCGTCTCCTCCATCACCCTGCCCAAACTAACCCGCAAACTGGAGAACTACCGGGGCGGCGGGATGAATGGCGCAGCGCCGATTGATTTGGGGCTGGATGATGACGCGCTGGCGATGGAGTGGGCAATGGGCGGTCTTGACGAGTTCGTGTTGCAGCAATGGGGCGCACCCAAAGTTGACGCGGTTCCGTTGCGTTTTTCTGGCGCTTACCAGCGTGATGATACTGGCGAAGTCACAGCGGTAGAGGTCGAGATCCGTGGCCGCCATAAAGAGATTGATGGCGGTGAGTCCAAGCAAGGGGAAGACACTGAAACCAAGGTGTCCACACAATGCACTTATTACAAGCTGACCATTGATGGCAAAGTCGTGATGGAGATTGACGTGGTTAACCTGATCGAAATCGTTAACGGCGTAGACCTGCTCGAAGCCCAACGCAAGGCCATTGGCCGCTAACCCGACGGCCAGCACTCCGCTGGTCCTCCCTGACTGAACTGGAAAAAAACATGAAAAAAATCACGGATACACCCGCACAGACCATTGAGATTAACGAGAACATTGTGGTACTGGAAGCGCCGATTAAACGGGGTGAAACCCTGATAACTGAAATCGAAGTCATTCGCCCCAATGCCGGTACCCTGCGCGGGGTGCGTCTTGCTGACGTGGCCAACTCTGATGTGGATGCGCTGATGGTTGTCTTGCCGCGCATCACTTACCCCTCACTGACCACGGCAGAATGTGGCCGTTTAGAACTGCCGGATTTAGTGGCGCTGGCCGGTAGGGTGATCGGTTTTTTGTCGCCGAAACAGGCGGAGTAACCTTCGATCCGGAACTGGAAGTTGACGACCTGATGGCGGATATTGCTGCCATCTTTCACTGGCCGCCCTCGGAGTGTTGGGGGATGTACCTCACCGAGCTGGTGCGCTGGCGTCATAAAGCCCTGTTACGCAGTGGAGCCGTAAACAATGAGTAGGAGCTTACAGTTACAGGTATTGCTCAGGGCGGTTGATCAGGCCACCCGTCCGTTTAAAGCGGTACAGGCGGCCAGCAAAGCGCTGTCCGGGGATATTCGTACCACTCAAGGCAGCATTAAAGCGCTGGAAGCTCAATCCGCTAAAATTGATGGCTTTCGTAAGGCCAGTGCTCAACTGGCCGTGACCGGGCAGGCGCTGAAAAAAGCCAAAGAAAATGCGGCGGCGCTGGCGATCCAGTTGAGAAACACCGCAAACCCTACCGCCCAGCAAACACGGTTAATGGAGGGGGCCAAGCGCGCGGCCTCTGACCTGCAAACCAAATACAACGGCTTGCGTCAGTCGGTGCAACGCCAGCGTGACACCCTCAATGCCAGCGGTATTTCAACCCGAAACCTGAGCAGTGAACAGCGCCGGTTACGCAGTAGTGCAGCCGAAGCCACCGCCGCCCTGAGCCGTCAGCGGCAGGAGCTGCAACGTCTGAGCCAGCGACAGGAACGGCTTAACCGTATCAGCGCGCGTTACCAGCGCGGCCGGGCTGCTGCCGGGGCGGTACGCAATGCCAGCGCGGTCAGTGTGGGGGGTGCCACTGCCGGGTTGTACGGAGCCGCTAGACTGATCGCGCCCGGCGTTGAGTTCGACAGCCAGATGTCTGGTACTCAGGCTATTTTAGGTCTGGATAAAAAAGACGCAAAACTGGCGGCCATTCGCCAGCAAGCGCGAGATATCGGCGGGTCAACCGCGTTTTCCCCAACTGACGTGGCACGAACCCAAGACACGCTGGCCCGTTCCGGTTATGACGCTGACGCCATTCTGGCCGCCACTGCGCCAACAGTGAATCTGTCGCTGGCCTCCGGTCTTGATATTGCCGAAGCGGCCGACATTGTGACTAATATGCAATCGGCCTTTAACCTGCCCCTCGACCAGATACAGCGCGTGTCTGACGTGATGGCGAAAGGCTTTACCAGTTCGAACACCAACCTGTCAGAACTGGGTGAGGCCATGAAATATGTGGCACCAATTGCCGAGGCGGCCGGGGCCAGTATTGAAGATACTACCGCGCTGCTTGGGGTGCTGGCCGATAATGGCATTAAAGGCAGTATGGCCGGGACCAGTACCAGTGCGGTATTTAGCCGATTGCAGGCCCCGCGCGGCGTGGCACCGGTGGCACTGCGTGAATTGGGTATCACCACTCGCGACAGCAAAGGCAACATGTTGCCGGTAGAGAAAATACTCAAAGATATCAGTCAGTCATTTAAAAAGAACAAGTTAGGCACTGCGCAGCAAGCCGAATACCTGAAAGTTATTTTTGGTGAGGAGGCGATGAAAGGCGCAGTGAAACTGGTGGCTGCTGCCGGTAATGGCAAGCTGGCCGAGAAGAAAGGCAAGCTGGTACAGGCCGAGGGGACAGCCGAAGCAATTGCTGCTGTCAAAATGGATAACCTTGATGGTGACTTGAAAAACCTGACGTCGGCATGGGAAGACTTGCGTATTGAAGTCTTTGAAACGCAAGATTCCGCTCTGCGTAAACTGACCGTCACCGCAACCGGCTGGCTGATTAAGGCCGCTGACTGGGCAAAGAAAAACCCGGAGCTGGTCGCGACTCTCACCAAAGTGACCGGTGCGGCGCTGGCATTGATCGGCGGGCTGGGTGCGTTGGGGCTGATTGCATGGCCGGTCATGACCGGGTTTAACCTGCTGCTGGCCGGGGCCGGGTTGTTGAGTACCGGCTTTTCTCTGATGGCCGGAACTATTGCCGCCGCGCTCACGGCGCTAACATGGCCGATAGTGGCGGTGGTCGCGGCCATTGTTGCTGGCGCGCTGCTTATCCGTAAATACTGGGAGCCTATCAGCGCCTTTATTGCTGGTGTGGCTGAGGGGTTTATGGCCGCAATGGGGCCGGTCAGTGCTGCTTTTGAACCGCTTAAACCGGTATTCGCGTGGTTTAGTGACAAGGTGAAGCAACTGGCGAACTGGTTCGCTGACCTGATCCGGCCAGTAAAAGCCACACAGGAAACATTAGACCGGGCGACCAACGCAGGTAAAGTCTTTGGTGAGGGGCTGGCGGCGGCGCTCTGTCTGCCGATGAATGCGCTAAATACCTTGCGCGCTGGCATTGACTGGGTGCTGGAAAAACTTGGCATTATCGATACTAAGTCGAACGATCTGGCCGACAAAATCCCAGATGAGCCGCGCTACGGTTACGGCTATGGGACGAGTGGTTGGTCTGGCGGCTACCAACCCGTCACCGCCAATACGGGTACCACCATTGTCGATAGCAGTGTGACCACCAATGACATCAACATCAACATTCCACCGGGCATGAGCCGACAGGATGCTGAAAAAATGATGACGGATGCCCTTGCCAAAAATGAACGCGACAAACGCGCCCGCCAACGCGGCCAGATGGAGAATGATTAATGATGCTATCACTGGGTTTATTTGTGTTTATGCTGCAAACCACGCCTTATCAAAGCATGAGCCGCAATATTGATTACCGCTGGCCGACCAACAGCCGGGTGGGCCTGCGTCCGTCCGCGCAATTTTTGGGGGTTGAGGGGGAAAAAATCACGTTATCCGGGGTGCTGTTACCGGAACTCACCGGCGGATGTCTTTCATTGCTGGCGCTGGAAATGATGGCTGACCAGGGCAAGGCATGGTCGTTGATTGAGGGCAGCGGCATGATTTACGGTATGTTTGTGGTTGAGAGTTTAAGCCAGACTCGCAGTCTGTTTTTTGCTGATGGCAGCGCCCGGCGCATTGAGTTCACCCTCAATCTGCTGCGGGTTGATGAGTCGTTAACGGCCATGTTTGGCGATCTACAACAACAGGCAGACGAATTACTGGGTAAAGCGACGGCAATGACGGGCAAAGCACAGGCGGCAATCGGAGGGTTATTCTCATGATGACCGGCATTTCACTCCCGGCCGGGGCGGATATGGCCCCGGACTTTATGTTGAATATTAACGCGAAAGATATCACCCAGAATATTCGTGATCGGCTGTTGTCCCTGAGCCTGACCGATAACCGGGGCTTTGAAGCTGACCAGCTTGATATTGAACTGGACGACGCTGACAGCCAGCTTGCCATGCCGGAACGGGGCGCAGTGCTGTCAGTATTCTTGGGCTGGAAAGGTTCGGCGCTGATAGGTAAGGGTGATTTTATCGTGGATGAGGTCGAGCATCACGGCGCGCCAGATACGCTGACCATTCGCGCCCGCAGTGCGGACTTTCGGGGTTCGCTTAATGCGCGGCGTGAAGTCTCTTATCATGAGACTTCACTGGGTAAAGTGGTGGCGCAAGTGGCGGAGCGTAACAACCTGAAAGCTATGCTGGCTGATGGTCTGGCGGATATCTCTATCTCTCATATCGACCAGACGCAAGAAACTGACGCCAAGTTTATCACCCGGTTAGCCTCGCTTAATGGCGCGGTAGCCGCCGTCAAAGCCGGGCGATTGTTGTTTATCAAGCCGGGGAGTACTGTCACGGCCAGCGGTAAACCCATTCCACAAATGACGATCACCCGGCACGATGGTGACCAGCACAGCTTTAGTATTGCTGACCGGGGCGCGTATACCGGCGTGAGTGCCAGTTGGTTGCACACCAAAGACCCCAAACCGGTAAAGCCGAAAAAGGTTAAGTTGCAGCGCAAGCCGAAATTTAAGCAACTCCGCGCACTGGAGCACCCCAAGGCCGCGCCGACCCGTGCCAAGGCGGTTAAAGAAGTCAAGCCGGTGGAGGAGAAGCAAGGGGATTATCTTGTGGGGGCGGAGGATAACGTGTTTGCCATTACCACCATTTACGCCACGCAAAAAGCCGCGATGCGCGCCGCCCAGTCCAAGTGGGAGAAGTTACAGCGCGGTGTGGCGGAGTTCTCTATCACATTAGCCATGGGGCGTGCTGATTTATTTCCTGAAACCCCTGTTGCGGTCAATGGCTTCAAATCAGTGATAGACCAACAGAGCTGGGTAATCAGCAAGGTAGCGCACAGCCTGAGCAACAGCGGCTACACCACTCAATTATCTCTCGAAGTGTTGCTGTCTGATGTCACTTATGAGGCCGAGTGATTTCACAATAAGTGTTCTCATTCTAACTTTATTCACTTAAAGCTAATTTGGATGCGTTTATGGTGTTATTATATTTGGATAAGCAGAGAGAGGAGGGGATTCGAGTATGATGCATTGCCCGCTTTGTAAGACCGCTGCACATGCTCGGTCTAGCCGTTACCTGAGTGAACAGACGAAAGAACGTTATCACCAGTGCCAAAATATAAATTGCAGTTGTACTTTCGCCACGCACGAAACAGTAGACCGGATCATTGTATCGCCGGGGGAAACCAAACCAGCTCCACCACATCCAAGTCGAACCAATCAAGGAGTGTTGTGGATTTAA